TTACTGGCCTAATTTATTAAATATAGCATTAAGGTAATTAACACAAATTTCACGTTGTTCTGGAAACATATGCGTATAAGTGTCAAGAGTTTCAGTAACACTAGAATGTCCTAATCTTGATGAGATTAATTTAATATTCATATTTCCATTGATAAGCAAAGATGCGTGAGAATGTCGAAAGCCATGAAGTGTTATGTGTTTTAAGTTGGCTGCTAACATAGCTTTATCCGCAACTCTTCGTATAGTGGTTTCTGAGAGAGGTTTATATGATCCAAAAATAAACCAGTTGTCATTGAAGCCGTATTTTTTCTCTTCTTTCAATTTTCTCTTATTGAGAATTTCTATTATATTTTTAGATAAATCAATTACTCGGATTGAAGCTTCATTTTTAGGGCTTTTTAGTATGTATCCGCCTTTTAATGCTTTACGGCTTAGAGATTGATTTATATTTATAGACTTTCCGTTGTATTTGTCCCATGTAAGGGCGAACACTTCACCAGGACGGCAACCTGTATAATACATGAAGTTAAAGAAGTCAGAATATGCTTCTGGTACAAATTTAATAAATAAATTAAACTCTTCGATTGTGAAATAATTTTCTTCATCTTTATCTGCTGAAACTTCAATTTTTTTTCTCTTGAAATTACCTTGTACTTTAGCTGGATTTTTCAGTAAACCGTAATAAGTAACACCATATTCAAGTATAGTAGTTAACAAAGTGTGTAATTCCATTAGATAACTCTTTTTGAATTTTGCCATGACTTTAATATCTGGTTTGCCTTTCTGCTTAATGGTTTCTTTAACATATTCTTTAGAATACATCGTATCTTGCCATTGTCTAATAGTTAACGGTGTAATATTTTCAATCATTAAATCTTTGAAATAAGGTTCTATGTGTCCCTTTATTTTACTCATCTTGGTTACTAAGGTTGTCTCTTCATTGTTATTGATCATATCATTTTTGTACATAGTTAATAAAGTAGAAAATTTTACTCCACTTGCTGTTGTTTGGTTTAAATGGTTGGCAATAAAATCTTCTTCAGCTTTTTTAGCCAATTTGATAGTATCATAACGTTTGCTATTCTTTTGCCGTCTTTGTCCCGTGATGGTTGTGTAGTAGTATCTGAATCTGTATTTTTCGACTTCTTTATAAAGTGGCTTGCCTTCCTTGTCAAGTTTACCGGTTTTTACTTTTACTTTTACTTTCTCGATCATACGAAACCCTCCTTGTTAAATTCATATAAATTTGATACAATTTGGGTACAATAAAAAACTAGTTCGCAAAACAAATTTTTATTGTACCAGCGATATTAGTAGTATCGCAGATTCACTCCTTGTTAGCAGCATGGAGTGATTTTTAAATTTGCAAAATAAATGATTATAAATATAATTTTACATATATTACCTATTTTATAAAATGACCTAATGCAATAGAATATAATAGTGACGTCACGAGTATTTATAGTTGCCACAAACCCCAGAATGGAGAAACTATGAATCACTGTGTAGAAATTAAGTATATCGTTAACGAATTTTGTCATCAGATAACCGTCAATTATAGTAAACTAACTGTTGAAATAATAACAAATAGGGTTCTTTCTGATGCTGAGAAGGAATTTATAAGTAATGCTATCTCGAGATATTTCTTGGAGAACTGAAAAGTTCTCCTTTTCATGTTACCAATGGATTCGGCTAACTTCTACAACGCCTATAAATCTTATGTTATGTACTTTCATTGCCTCCTCAGTGAAATACAAATCTTCAATGTCAGGATCTTTAGCTTTTAATATTAGAAGGTCTTTTTCTTTTTTTACTTGTCTGATAATAGCATCATCATTATCTATTAATACAACTGCAATATCACCATCTTTTGCATAATTTTGCTTCCTAGCAATTACAATGTGCTGTATCCCCTTGAAAGGCATCATCGTATTGCTATTATCCAATAACGCAAAGTAATCGGTTGGTTTTGTTAAGTCTGACGGAAAGTCCTCTGTACCTATGATATTCGTATCATTCATAATGGGAAAATCACTCGATATATTTTTATATACTGGTAATTTAGTTGCCAATAAATCTTGTTTTTCATCTGTCAAATCTGATCTATAAATATCGAAATAGTCTGCGATAGTTTGTAATTTATCTACTCTTGGATATTTTTTACCAGAAAGCCATTCAGATATAGTAGTCTTGCTGACTCCAATGGCATGAGCAAGGTCATTTTGGCTTTTTTTATTTTTCATTAACTGATATCTTAAATTTTTTGCAAATACTTCTCTTGAATTTTCCATATAGCACCTCGCTTATATATTTTATATCACTTTAAGCAAATTAAATCAATGGTAATTAGTAAAAAATTACAACTTTAAGTTGACAATAAACTTTAAGCGAACTATAATGATGCTAGGAGGTGAGTTAATGATAAAAAATGCTCCAACATTTACATTGAAAGCTTGTCGAGTAAATAAGAATTTAACGATAGCACAAGTATCGAAATTCATGGGAGTTTCTGAGAAAACAGTTTGGAATTGGGAAAATTACAATACTATCCCTAATGGCAGCGAGTTGCGGAGACTGAGTGAATTATTCGGCATTAAAGAAGATCTTATTTTTTTAGGCGATAAGTTCGCTTTAAGCAAACACTTCGAGTTAGATATGCACAGCTTGCAAGTTTGAAAGGAGGTGTAATAATGCCACAGAAATCGAGGATACACACTGCATCGGAAAAATTGACAGTGCTCAATTTACTTGAGCAATCAACGGCTACTTTCCAAATACTTTTTGACTGCGGGCCGTGTAAAGCGTTGGAACTTAAAAAAAAAGTAAAGCAGAAAATCATCGAGAGTGGGAAGCTGCTGCCATGTGAAGACAAAGTACCAACAGCAGCAGCTATAAAATATCTGATGATTGATGAAAATCGCATTCGAAAATTGGCAGCTATCGAAGCGGCCGAGCAACAAAAAAGAGATACCGCAGCCGTGGAAAGCTAGTATCTCAAAGTTGATAACATGTCATTATTATCAACTAAAGTATATCAATTAGAGCCGTAAAAGGCAAGGAGGATCTCATGCAAGAAAATAAAACACTCGATCAGTTAAATGCTGAAGGAAGAGAGTTTATCCAGGAGTCACTTAAGAATATAAAAGCAAACACATACAAAGGTATTATAAATGGTCATGCTGCAATGCGTGAAATAGTAGATGTGATTGATAAATATGATTTATCATTCAATCAAGCGCGGCGGTTGCTTATTGATACAGCTGACTTTCTAGGTGGCTGTAAGATGAAAACAAAGAAAAAAACTGTTTCTGATAATCAAAAACAGTTTGAAAATGGTGAAATCACTCTAAATGAATATAGAAAGAAGTGTGGTTTATCACCAATTGCTGAAGGTGACAAAAAACTCGAATTAATTAAAACAGAGTAATTTTGTAACAATAAGGCACTTTGGATTGTTCATCACCTAATCTTTTCATACCTTGATATTTCAATTTCATTGCATCACAGACAGATGGAATTAGTTCTGTTAATTCATCGTTGTCTATATGGATGTGAAAGTAATCATTCAATGTATGCACAAGTTCAAGCGAATTAATTTCATTATGTTTTTCACCAGCAAAAATAATATCGTATTTATGCATTAATTTCACAGCATCCTCGTCAGTTATTGCGCATTTACTAGCTTCTGATAATTCGATGAACACATCATGCAAGTCCATGATTTTATCATTCATATTTTCACCCCCTTTCCCAAATAAATTATAGCATTATTAAAAGGTGAAAGGTAGATAAACATAGCAAAGAAAGGAGCAGATGCTATGGACACTTATTTAACAAACAAGATATACAAGAGCGTTGCAGAGTTAAGCGTGCGAGAGCCAGTGAAATCATGATAGCAGTTAAAGAAGAATACGACATTGATGAATCTAGACTACCTAGAAGACACTGCATCCCGTCAAGTTACTTAGAAAAGTATTTGAAAAGCGCAGTACGCAAAAAAAGAGACGCTCTAACCGACAAAAGTGTAGCGTCTCAAGGTTGATAACTCTAACAAATTATCAACTAAAGTATATCAATTAGAGCCGTAAAAGGCAAGGAGTGTATGAATGGAAATCGCCATAGGATTGATTGCTCTAACATTTATTTGCTTAGCAAATTGTTTGATGCCTAATTATAAGGATATTCCATCTAATAGAAAACAGTTTGAAATTAGTTTTCTGTTAGCGGTGACAGGAATTATTCTGTTTGGGGTGTTTCTTGTAAGTATGTGTCTGAATCTTTAGAAATTCTAGCTATATCACCAATATGAATTTCTTTATCTAATTCATTATCAATCAAATTTAATTATTATAGCAATCTAGCAACGTATTATGTGACTTTATTGATTTATTCGGTCATTACAACAATTAAGCCTAAAAAGGCAAGGGGGTAAGTATGTTCATAGTATCATTAATAACATTCCTAATAGTTGGATTAAGCATATGGTTTGTAAAAAAGTTTACACCAGAGATTAAAAGCTGGTATCCATATTATGCAATTACAATCGGTATTCTTTTTCTAATTGTTGTAAGTATCACCTCAAAATGATTTTAACACAGCCATAAAAAGCAAGGAGGAATAGAATGGTCAAAACTGATGCGCGCTTTAATGACATCATACTTAATAAAACTTTGATGTCAATTGCAGAAGCGTTTGTAGTATTGAATGCTGATTGTCAAGCCGGCAGGCTTATAAAGAACCCCAATAAAAAGGAACTCTTTAGATTAAAAGCAGAAACAGCAAAGTCTATTATAAACAGTTATATAGACCATCTGAGTGAAGCTGAAATTGAGTAACTAACAAACTAACCTTATAAGGTAAGGAAGGAATGAAATGAGAGATAAATTAAAAAAAACATATGGCAAATACATAGAATCTAAGTTAGCACTTATCATTTCGATAATCACACTATTGATTGTATTGACTAAAGATTTTCTGTTTTAAAAGAATTGCGTCAAGTAATTATCATAAAAATTTATGAAATTTTAATAATGAAGCCTTTAAGGCATGAAGGGAAGGAATATTATGGAACAGTTAAATACTGAAAAAATATTAAAAGACATGGAGGCCATCAAACACTCACTATCATTGATGGCTAAATGCGTGGATTCGATTACACTGGATCGCGCTGTTGATAAACTAAATGATGCGATTGAGCTTGTAAGCATCTACACAGAGGATAAGGATAATGATTGAGTTTAAACGTAAACCAATCGTCAAGAATTGGATCATTTTTGGGCTTACTATCTATTCATTAGGCACTACCGTGATGGTCGCATCTTGTAACCAAACTATTGAAACGCAGACATCACAAATCAGTTACTTACATAATCAGAATATGCAGCTGGCGCAGGAGCTCGATCAGCTGAAGCATAACGGTGAAATAATCGTGCCGGTAGATAAGCCTGCATTTGCAGAGCCACAGAAACAGCTTGTATCGCTCGGCATGTTTGATGTTACCGCTTATTGCCATTGCTCAATCTGCTGTGGCAGAGAGGGGCAATTAACGGCCTCAGGCACCTACCCAACAGCAGGTCGCACAATCGGAGTCGATCCTGAGATATTGCCCTATGGTACCGAGGTTGTTATTAACGAACATACATACATAGCCGAGGATACCGGCGGTGCGATGCAAGGCAAACATATTGATATTTTTATGGACAGTCACGAGGAAGCGTTGCAATTTGGTAGACAGTTGTTAGAGGTATTCAATTATGAGTAGGGTGGTGATTTACCATGATTGATATTATCAATCTTTCAGATTGGAAAAAGATGAAAGAGATTAAAGAAGTTTATGAAAGATACGATAAGCATATCAGCAAAGATGGCAGGGAGTTCAGGCTCTTGGTTGAGCAATACAACGAGGGATACTTTAACCATTTGCATGATGATTTCATCGCTCATGATAATGTTAAAGGATATAAATTGACGTCTGATCCGAAAGAAATTGAACGATCCTTAAACGATTACAAAAAAAGAGGTATCAATCAGTTGATTAAGTATTGCCGAGGGATGAGGGCAAGAGGAGAAAACATTAATTTACAGTTGCTGATCGAGGAAACTGAAGGTGGTATCTGAGGTAGCTTATGGCTGGCAAACCTAAGAAAAAGCTAGATTACGCTGGCTGGTCTGTGGATCTGTTTGACAATGACACCAAGATGGATAAGCTGCTTGATGCACAAGGCTGGAATGGATTCGGAATTTACTTTTATTTATGTCAAAAGGCGTATGGGTCTGAAGGATACTTTTATAAATGGGGCTATGACGATTGTGCATCTACGGCACGTAAGATGGGCGGCGGCATTGGTTCCGGTACAGTCAAAGAGACTGTGGACTACTGCTTACAAATTGGTCTTTTTGATAAAGGGCTGTTTGATAGGTGGGGAGTGCTAACCAGTAAAGGTATCCAACGGCGCTATTGGGCAGTTGCTTCAGAGCGTCGTGACAAAACTGTATATATGGAATATTGGCTTTTGCAAGATGAAGAATGCAAAGGTTGTTTTAAAGTCGCACTTTTTGACAATTATGAGCTTGCGAATGAACATGTTGACCTTGCGAATGATCATGTTAAGAGTCTAAAGGAAAGTAAAGTAAATAAAAGTAAAGTAAAGAAATCAAATGAGCGATTAAAAAATATTTTTGAGACATTTGAAATATCATTTGGAAATCCATTGTCACAGCTCGAATTACAAACTTTACATGATTGGCTGAACACATTTAATGATGAGGTTGTATTACTGGCACTTGAAACAGCCATCAGCAAAAAAGCAAAGTCATTTAAATACATTAACAAAGTATTGGCAGACTGGCAGGCAGCAGGTATTAAGGATGCCGAAAGTGCTAAGCAGCACATGAAAAAGAGACAGAAAGGAACCGTATATCAGAAAACAGCTGTACCTATACCGGATTGGTATAAAGAGCAGCAGCAAGAAATTGAAAGCTCAGACGACGAAGAATTGACTCCTGAACAAGTGGAGCAATTAAAAGCTGAGCTAGCCGAAATGTGGAAAGAAGAACACATAAGTAAGAAAGGAAAATAAAATGAAAATCAAATTGAACTCATCGGTATTTCATGATCCGATGCCATATAACACCATCACAGTGGATAAGGATAAAATCAAATTTCACTCATTCGACGGTGCCGGCATGGGCATCCTTCGAGCCGCAAAGATGAGTAAAGAAGCTGATGAACCGGCATCTTTTACTTTAAGCGCAAAAGATTTTGGGTTTATATCAAAACTCAGTGACTTCACGCTGGAATTCACGGACAACGTGATCAAGGTATCTAATACTAGACTCAAGGCAAAATTTGCCAATGTGATTGATTATCCTGTCTACACGCCAACGCTTAATGACATGGTAGATATTCAAGTCAAATTAGATGATTTGCTTCCAGGTACTCAATTTATTGGAAGTGACTCAACGTATCCACAGCTATCAGGGGTTAACATATTCTCTGATAAGATTGTAGCTTCTGATAGGACTATGTTTTACACTCACACCACTGATACCGGTCTTGATAATCCAATCAATGTGCCAGGAGAAGCATTTAAACATATACTTGATACCGAAACGATGAGGCTTCAGACAAACGGTAAGATGCTTGTATCAAAAACTGCCGGCCGCAGCTTTTATACAGTGTTGATAGAACAAAAGCTGCCAGACGTCAAAATGGATGATGAACCGCTGTTAAAAGCTAAGTTGCCTCGTGATGAGATGATTCAAGCATTGAAACTGATAAAAGAATATTCAAAATATGTAACCATCAGCACTAATAGTAAAGGTATCAAATTGTATGCCGGCGAACAAAGTAACGAACTGGCAATACAGGTCAATGCAGAAATAGAGGGTGAAGCCGCTGACCTATCTTATGATGTTGCTAGATTAATAAAGATTACTTCATTGATGAAAGAAGACGATGTATCGGTGATTTTTGGCGCCCGAATGTTAATCTGCGATGAGGGTATGCGCAATAATCGGTATGTGCTTGCAAGGTATATGATGCCTGTAAAAAAATCAGAAACTAAGGAGGAAAAATAAGATGGATGATTTATTTGAAATGTTAGATGAGGAAGAATTTGAGGTAGTAGAACCAAAGAAAGAAAAACCAAAGAAAGAAACAAGTAAAAAACCGGAAGCGAAGAAAGAACCACAACCGGTAGAAGTGAAAAAGTATAAATACCCATTTACACTGTATTATGCCGCTCAGAACATTGACGTTAGCCATATCTTTGAGGAGGGCAAGGAATATACCGCTGATGAGATTACCAGTGCTATGCTTAACCATCAGTTTTATGAGTTTTCTGGAAAAGTGTCTTATGACTTAATCGAAGCTGATAACGTACTTGTTCCAACCTTTCAGCAGCATAAAAAAGGTTAAACTATGAAAATAGAAAACATAAAGTATAAAAAACTCTTTGTCATTATAGGAACCGGCGGTACCGGCTCCTTACTGGCAAGAGATTTACCGAAGTTGCTTTTAAACACATCAAGTAAAATGGTAATCGTTGACGGAGATCAAGTTGAGCAAAAAAAATATGAAACGCCAAGCATTTCAACCACAAGACATTGGCGAAAACAAGGCGATAGCTCTTGCTAAGAAAATCAATACATTTCATGGCGAATTGTGCGAGGCGATTGATAAGTATGTGACTAGAAATGAACTGATTGAGTTTATCGATCAGCGCAAAGAATTTTATCCGATACTTATAGGCTGCGTTGATAATGATGCCACTCGCATTTTGTTAGAGCAAACCTTCAGGCATTTAAAAAATGCAGTTTACATAGACAGTGCTAATTCAGAGTATGACGGCAATGTCTACGCGGCATTGAATGTTAATCAAGTTACCTACGGTGCGATAAGAAGTGAAACCTATACACTGGAGAATAAAGATCATCCAGCAGAAAAGAGCTGTCAAGAACTTGCTGCCGGCAATATTCAGTATCTAGTGACAAATTTAAAGATGGCCACTTCTTTATTAGAACATTGCAGCTGCATCATGGCGAATGAGCTGAAAGAAGGTGTCACTGTTGTTAAGCAATTTGAGGAAATACATTTCTAAAAATATCAAACTCGGTGAAGGCGGACAAATCTTAAAATTTTTATTTGAACGCTGCTTAGATCAAGAGTTTGCAAAATCATTAATTGATAATTTAAGGCAAGCGGCAATTGATAATGATCTTGATGTGGATGATATGGGATATATCTTTGAAGATTTGGCATTTGCGTACCATTTAGAGCAGTATTTAGATATCGATTATGACATGTGCCCGATTCTGGCACTGATACTCAAGTGCATAGTAAAAGAGCCTGGAATTGTAAATGAGTATTGTAATCCAATTTATTTTTTGGCAGATGTCTACTTTAATCTTAGTGAGGATAAATCTCTATTAAACGCTGCTGAATGGCTTGAAAGCGAGATTGGCGGCGAATATCGAGAGGTGCTTGACATTATCACCAACCCCAGATTGAGCAAAAAGCAAGCAAGAGAAGAAATTGACAGGTTGGCAGATAATCAAAGCGATGCTGAACTGTATTATGTGCATATGAAATATCCGGAATCTGATGGTGGTGAGCATTACAACGAATTTGTGCAGGCAATGGATTTATTTAAGGCTATACAGGTCACTGACGATGACTTTGTCGTATGCTACTTGGACTACATGAGCGGCGAAGGAAACACACTCGTTGACCTTGATAAAGAAGACATGGCACAAATGCTAGATTTGATTAAGAGCATCACCAATGACCCAATAAACAACTATTCCGAATACAACACTATATTTTCGGCATTTGGTGATATAGGAAGTAGATATAGCCTAGTGGACACGATTATGAGTATTAAAAAAAGCGACGTGGAGGTGCTATTTTGAAAGAGATGATAATTAGAATATCAGACATTAACGAGGAAGCGGAAATACTTGAGGTAAACAAAATAAGTAATCAAGAATATTTTTTGAGCGCTCCATTAAAGGAGATAGTAAAAAAGATAAATGATTATACAACTAATCCATATGCAAACAACCATGCTAAACCATATTTACTACACTCAAGCATTATTGGCGCATCAGACGATTTCGGTAGTATTCTGATAAACCAGCCAGAGCATATTCGCATAGTAACATATAAGGATAAAGCTTATAAAATACATTTTCCCAACGCTTTATATATCATGTATCAAAATGCCGGCACTGTTGATAGTATCAAAGCATTTGCCTATAAACAGTTTGATGGGACAAATACAAAATTGTATAGATACCCAATGCCTAACATGCTTGGAAACAATATGATTTGCATTGGATCAGCACCGCGAAAAATCAGTGACTGTGACTATATAAAAGCTTTAGAAAATATAATTTTTACACAGTATACACACAACACGGTCAATGATATAAAGTCATTTAAAAACACTGTTGATTATTTTGCTTACCTGTCAGCAAACGAATTTCCGTATCACTTATTAATCACTGATAACAAGACTCTGAAAGATATCGTAAATGGATAATGAGTTAATCCTATTTGATCGTCTTAATGTCATCCGTGATGTAATCCATTTGCACGGTGAGGATAAATTTTATCTTAGCTTCAGCGCAACCAAAGGGCAAATAATGTATTTGGACGAAGATGAATATGTTGACACCAAATATGCTGTAATCATACCGAAAATAGAATTTGCTCCCAAATACCTATATTATTCAATCGAAAAAGAATTACCTGAATTTTTAGCAAAATATCAGAGTGGTATAAATATTCAGGTTGACACACTTTATCACATGAAACTAAGCATCCATGATATTGACGATCAATATAAGATAGCCAAATGTTTACAGCAAAATGAACTTGCTATTGAAAATGAAAAACGTGCAGTAGAAGAAATTAAAAATTTAAAGAGATTCATGTTAGAGAATATGGTGGTTTAAAGAAGTTGAGGACCAAAAGGTAGGTGAATATGAAAAAGAAAGATTTTGAAAATGCCATTGCCGAGTTTTTACTTGACCAGAAGTGCAGTGAGAAATCAGTAAACACGCTTAAGAAATACGAGCATGGTGTGCGCCGGTTTGTTGATATGCTGCCTGAGGACTTTGAGATTACTAAGTCACACACATTGGCATATAAGGAAATGCTGCTTGGTAGTGGATACAGGCCGGCAACGATCAGCTTGTATATTGTTGTTATGAATAAGTATCTAAAGTGGATCGGTGCGCCGGAGCTGCGTGTTAAGCAGCTGAAGGTGCAGCGCAAGAGCAGCTTGTCCGATGTGCTTACGCCGGAAGAATACAACCGCCTGTTAAGGAAAGCAAAGTCGAGAGATCAATTTGATACTTATCTCATTATGAAAGTGCTGGCAAACACCGGCATTCGCGTTGGCGAGTTGAAATACTTTACAGTTGAAAATTTGAAAAGCAATTATCTCCAGATTGACAACAAAGGAAAAATCCGCACTGTGCCCATCCGTCAGGACTTGGCGCGTGAGCTGAGGAAATACTGCCGGAACAGCAACATCAGAACAGGTACAATCTTCCCCGGCAAAGTCAAGGGTAAGCAAATGGCGGCATCAACCATCTGGCGGCGACTACAAAGGCTGGCCAGTGAGCTTAAGATAAAAAAAAGCAAGATTCACCCGCACAGTTTCCGACATTTGTTTGCCAAGCAGTTTTTAAAAGAAAACAGCAATGGACTTGCAGAGCTTGCTGATTTGCTGGGGCATGAGTCTCTGGAAACAACGAGGATCTATTTGGTATCGACGGATGAAGAAAAAAAGAAGAAATTAGAAGGTCTGAAGTACTGAAAAAACACCCTTGTTTTTATAAAAAGTATTGACGGCTGAAAAAGTGAAAATAAGCCCTGTATCGTGGGCTGAAAGTTAACAATCAAGCATGCAAGATAATTATGAGGTTATTTTGCATGGGAAAACACGGAGGAAATATGAAAAAGGAAACAATTAAAATTGGTGACGAAGTTATAATGAATGAAAAGTATCGAGTAGCAGATAAATATAAAAACACTGTATTCACAGTGCGAAGCGAACCCTTTAATATATGTGGAACTATTTGCGTTTTGCTTGAAGATTATAGTGGTGGCTATGCAATAGACGGATTAACAAAAGTAGAGAGGTAAAAAACATGAAAATTGAACATTTAATAGCAGACAATACTGTATTCCATTGCGATACACCAGAAAAGGCAATGGAGTTTATTAAAAAGGCTCATGAACTTGGGTATCATTGGTTAGGAAGTTGTGATAATGAAACCAATTTTGATTTAAATGGTAATGAGTCATGTTACAAGCTTTGCAATAATTGTGGTAAAAGCACTATATTTGTTGATTGTAAAGAATATTTTGATGCATGCGAAAAGGAAATCATAGAATATAAATTTGATAGAGAAGAAAAGAAAGATAAGCTTACACCACTTGAATACCTCATGCAGTATTGGGGTATTGAGGAAGGTGAAAAGTTTAATATTATTAATGAAGGTTCTAAATTGCCTGATAGTCCTTACTATTTTAAAAATGGTTGTTTATATGATAAGTTAGATAAACTTCATCGTTCAATCTACTATGGTTTTTTAAACGGTTCTTATAAAGTACAAAAAACACCGTGGAAACCTAAAGATCGTGAATTGGTTTGGTCTATTGATTGTGATGGAGATACTTATTCAACAAACTTTTTTGAAACATATAAAAATGATTTAGCAATGCTCAAATGTGGCTGGTATTTCAAAACTAAAGCAGAAGCAGAAGCCAACCGAGAACGAGTGTTAAAAGAGTATTCGGAGGTTCTCGGTGATGAATGAATTGATATATGAATATCAAGTAAACAGTGAGTTACAAAAGGCGGTTTTGACAAATGAAAATAATCATAAATAGGAAATATGGAGGCTTTTGGATCAGTAATATTGCATTAGAAGAATTGATGCAGAGAAAAGGTGAAACAATTTGTTTCTATGAAATGACATTCGATGATTCTGACAAATATACTTATACCAAAACAGATGCAAGTAACAATAATTTATTTGTTGCTGCAATATGCAATGATTTTGGCGATGTGTTCATTCCAGAAAATGACGAGCAATCGGACGAATTTTACAAATACATAATTCGTGGTAACGATTGGAGATGGCGAACGGATACCGATTTAATTAATTTAATAGTAGAAAAAGGCAGTGAATTCGTAAGTAGCCCTCTGTCTAGTTTAGAAATTGTTGAGATACCTGATGATATTGAATGGGAAATTGAAGAATACGACGGCATGGAATGGATTAGCGAGAAACACAGGTCATGGTATTGATACACAATGATGCGTGTGAGAGGCTAGCATGAATTATAAAGATGAAAGAGAGTATCTTGAAAATGAGCTGAGAAGTTATCGAAAAATCATTGATATGTGTTACAGATACGAGCAGGAAATAGAAGAAGCACAAATTGCTAAGTATGGTATATCAAGCGCATCGTATAAAGATGTGATTTACGAAAATGCGGGTGATCCATATAAAGTTAATATAAATGCTTTGAATGAGAGCATTAAGCTTAATACAGTCAGATTGCAAGCGTGGCAGCAGAGAAAAGAGTGGATCGAGGAAAGGTTATCTGTACTTGATGAAAAGGAGTACAAAGTAATCAAATACAAGTATATCGTAAGTGTTAAGGCAACTAATGCGTGGATAGCAAGTGTATTACCTTGCCATGAAAACACGATAAAGCATATTATTGACCGTTCTCTAGAAAAAATGTTAAAGTTTGTAGGTAACCACAAGTGATTTTGATGTATAATCGTAATCGAGGAAGGAAAAACCTACAAGGTTTGATCCTTGCACATAAGAGCCGAACACGGCTCTTTTATTTTTAGGTAGCCAATGCGCTACCTTTTTTATTACCCGGCAACCCCGGTGAAAGGTAAAACAACTATGATAGATAAAAATTTTGTCGAAGAAGTAAGGGCGAGAACTGGCGAACCAGTCTCAATGATATGGAGTACGGTCAGTATGATCTATAACATGTCAGCAAAGACATGCTATGGCATTGACTTTATTTATAACGAGATAATCAACATGCTTGATGATCGTGTTTGCTGGACATCAAGACAAGCTGCTAAGTTATTGTTAGCAGAATCATGAACAAAGATGTGCCTTGTTATAAATGCGATAATCGGAACATTGACTGTCATGGACAATGCCGGCAATACAAGATGTATCACGCTGAAAGATTGAAGATATTAAAGCAGCAGCAAAATCAGGCAGCAGCGGATCACGAGGTATCGAGCAATTGGTGCTATGACAGCAGGAGCAGAAGGATATCTTAATGGCTCAACCATTTGCTAAACGATTTTATAAAAGTAAACGCTGGCAACGTGTTCGTGACTATGTGTATAGCCGTGATAACGGACTATGCCAAGACTGTTTAAAAGCCGGAAGGATAACGCCGGGACTAGAGGTGCATCACTTAATTACATTGACTGCATCTAACATTGATGATGCGGACATCGCATTGAATCCGGATAAGCTAGTCACTCTGTGCTATGAGTGCCACAAAAAAAGACACTGGCATGATAGGAGCGCGTTAACTGCTGGATACAAGTTCGATGCTGACGGTAACATTATAGAGGATACTCCCCCCATTGACAGCTAGTGGGGGTACTTTATGGAGACCGTAGAGAGGAGGTCAAAAAAACCGCGTGAAAAAAACAGAGGAGGGGGGGTTAACAGAGAAAACCCTCAGAGATACAAGAATTAAGAAGAAGAAAACGAAATATGCGAAACTCTTTAAAGATGTAGCAGCAAACAAAAAAGAATTTGTGTTATCTATGATTTCACAGCTTGCATACATCGAAGTAGCGATGGAAGAACTACAAGCTGAAACTAACGAAAATGGTTATGTAGAAAAGTTTGAGCAAGGAAAACAAAGTTTTGTGCGTGAACACCCAGCAGCGAAAAGTTATAATTCTTTTGTTAAGAGTTATACAGCAATTATGAAATCGTTAATTGATATTGTTCCTGAAGCAAAGCAACTTGATGAGCTTCAGGAATTTTTAAAGAAAAAGAAATCATGACATATTTAGAAGAATATGCAAATGCTGTACTAAGTGGGGAAATAAACGCATGTCATAGAATTAAACAAGTGTATGCTCATCTATTAGATAAGCTTCAGCATCCGGAAAAATACAAGCCCTGGATATTTGACATAGAAAGAGCGAATGAACCCATTGAGTTTATTGAAACTTTCTGCAAACAGGCACAAGGTCGAAACAGAGGGAAACCGTTAAAATTAGAATTATTTCAAAAAGCCAAACATCAAGCTGTTTTTGGCTTTATACATGTAGAAACCGGTGAACGCCAATATCAAGAAGTGCTGGATATTCGTGGCCGTAAGAATGGTAAAACTACTGAGTTGGCAGCTGATGCCAATTATATGATACTTGGTGATGGCGAAGGATCACCAGAAGTTTATTTTATCGCTACAAAGTTAGATCAAGCAAAAAAAGGATTTTCAGAAGCTCATAAAATGATCATGCAGTCGGAGATGTTAAAGAAATATCTTCGCAAGCGTCAATCTGACATTTGGTGCGATATGAACTTCGGTACCATGCAAGCACTTGCTAGTAACAGTAATTCATTGGATGGATTAAATGGTCACTTTGTAGTTATTGACGAGTTGGCCGCTATACAAAAACGTGACCTTTACGACTTAATGAAGCAATCAATGTCAGCTCGTTTTCAGCCGTTGCTTAACTGCATTACTACAAATGGATTTGTTCGCAATTCCATTTATGACACTCAATATGCGTATGCGATCAAAGTCCTAGATTCATACGATCAAGGAAAGGTGATAGATGAACGCTTCCTACCATTGATTTATGAACTTGATGACCGGGACGAGTGGGATAAGGAAAGCTGCTGGATAAAAGCAAACCCAGGGCTTGGTACAATCAAGTCAATTGATAAATTAAGAGGATATGTTGAAAAAGCAAAAAGTGATCCAGCATTTAAGGCAACAGTGATGGTTAAAGATTTCAACATGACAGAAACATCTGCAAGCGCATGGTTAACATACAAGACATTAAATAACACGACAAAATTTGACCTTAACAAGATGGCATTTAGATATTGTATCGGTGGCTTTGACGGTTCAGACACCACAGATCTAACTAACGCTAAGGCCTTATGCATGCGGCCAAACGATAATCATTTATATTATGTATCAATGTATTGGCTGCCTGAAGAAACACTGATTCAGCGGAGCAATGAAGATAGCGCCCCGTATGAGTTGTGGGAACGTCAAGGCTATTTAAGGGTTTCAAAAGGTTATAAAATCAGTTTTTATGATGTGCTTGAATGGTATAAAGAGTTACGAGATGTACATGACATATACGTTCTCTATATCGGATACGATCCGTGGCATGTCGATGTATCAGTGTTGGAGGCCTTTAAAAATGAATTTGGTAGAGATGCTATGATACCGGTTCGGCAGGGAGCGAAGACATTAAGCAGTCCGATGAAATCTTTTAAAGCCGATCTTGATGCAAAACTCATTGTTTACAATGACAACCCAATTGACAAGATGTGCCTTGCGAATACAGAAATCAAGACAGATATCAATAACAACATACAGCCAGTTAAAGGACTTGATGTGCGCAAACGCATAGATGGCACAATTGGTTTTTTAAATGCTTATGTCGTTTATGGCGACAAGCGCGATGAATATCTGACATTAATCTAGGAAGGAGGTGAAGCATGGGATTATTTAATAGAATTGCTGAATTTTTTAATAAGTCAGAAACGGTGACACGATTCGAAATGGTGACATCAAACGGAAATGGTTTTTATGCATGGAACGGTAAAATGTATCAATCTGATCTTATACGTGCCTGCATCAGACCAAAGACAAAAGCAGTAGGCAAAGCATTAGCTAAGCATATCCGAACAGATGCTAACGGGGATATAAAAGTCAATCCAGAGCCATATATCAAGATGCTGCTAAAGTATCCAAATCCTTATATGACTTTCCAGCAGATGGTCGAAAAGGTCATGAATCAGTATCAATTAAACAACAATGCCTTTATTTATATCAACAGAGATAGTAACAATTATCCTACGGAGCTTTATCCGATACCAGCCATCAACTGTGAGGCATTATATGACAGTCATGGGTATTTATATCTACGTTGTATGATGATGAACGGGAAAACAGTAACCTATCCATATACGGACATTATTCATCTTAAAAACGACTATAACAACAATGATATTTTTGGTGACAGTCCAATCGAGGTATTGAAACCGCTGATGGAAATTGTTACTACAACTGATCAAGGTATTGTCAAGGCAATCAAAAACAGTGGCATTATTAAGTGGTTGCTAAAATTTAATAACTCGCTGCGGCCAGACGATATAAAAAGAAACACAAAGCAATTTGTTGACGATTATTTGTCCTTTGAAACAGATGCAATGGGAGCAGCCGGCATCGATAACAAGGTTGAGGCAATACAGATTGATCCGAAAGATTATGTACCAAACGCGGCACAGATGGATCGCACGATAAATAGGTTGTATTCTTTTTTTAACATCAATGAGAAAATTATCCAGAATAAATTTACAGAAGATGAATGGACTGCGTACTATGAAGGGTGTATAGAAGCGGATCTGATACAGCTGTCTCAGACATTCACACGAAGACTTTTTACACGCAGAGAAATCGGCACTGGAAATGAAATCGTTTTTGAAGCATCTAACCTACAATACGCATCTATGTCAACAAAATTAAACATGGTGCAAATGGTGGATCGGGGAGCAATGACACCAAACGAATGGCGCGCTGTATTAGGTATGACTCCAACAGAAGGCGGAGACAAGCCAATCAGAAGACTTGACACGCAAGTTGTTAAGGAAGGAGGTGAATAAAGATGGATATTGAAATTAAAGGTGTTATTTGCTCGGATGATGATGTATGGTACTATGAATGGTTTGGTGAAACGTGTACCAGTCCATCAATTGTCAGAAAATTGATTAAACAGGCTTCTGGTGATGATTTGATTGTCAAAATCAATTCCGGTGGCGGTGATGTGTTTTCTGCATCAGAGATATATACCGAATTGCGAAACTATCCTGGTAAAGTGCGTATCCAGGTACAGGGTCTAGCAGCATCAGCAGCATCTGTGATAGCTATGGCCGGGTATTGTGAAATCAGTCCGACAGCACTTATGATGGTGCATAATGTGTCATCATATGCATCGGGTGATTATCGGGTAATGGAGCATGAAAGAGATGCGCTAAAAACAGCAAATAAAACGATAGCTGCCGCTTATGTTGCAAAGACAGGCATGAGCGAAGCTGAAGCTCTTGAAATGATGGATCAGGAAACATGGATTGATGCACAGCGTGCAGTATCGCTTAAACTGGCCGATGAAGTGATGTTTACAGACAAGCATGCTTGGAGTATAACTAACTTTAAAAAGCCAGCATACAGCAACTCGTTAGTGAGCGTACCTGATGAAGTGCTAAATCGTATATTTAAAAACAATCAGCCGGAAGAAGCTGATTTTTTAGTGCAGCATCAGAAGAAAAAAGAAATTGAAGCAAAATTAAACTTATTAAAAATAGGAGGGAAAATCTATGAATAAAGAACAGTATTTAAACAAACGCAAGGAATTAATGAATGAAGCAAGCATGCTTCTTGATGCCGGAAAAACAGTCGAGGCAGAAGCTAAAGTACAAGAAGTAAAAGACTTGGACGGAGAGTTTGAAAATGCATGCAGAGCGGCGGCCAATATTGAAGCACTAAAGGACAATGAAGTTGTCACTAACATTAATAACAAAGGGACAAACCTTTCTGATGGAAAGCCATTTGCTGTGATGCATGAGGATAAGAAAGAAGATGACATCTACACGAATGCATGGGCTAAAACCATGATGAATTTACGCTTGACTGATGATGAGCAGACAAGAATGGATGAAGTTAATAAAAATCTAAACAATGATGTATTAACGACCGGAACACATGCAATCCTGATCCCAGAAACAATTGTTGCTGGCATCTGGAAAGAAGTAGGCGAAGTTTATCCTTTATACGCTGATGTATTAAAAACATCGGTTAAGGGTGCGCTGACTGTACTAAAATCAGAAACATCTTCTTCAGCCGCGTGGTATGATGAAGATACAGAGATTGAGGAAGGAAGCGAAACATTTGGTAAAGCTACGCTTCATGGCTGTGAACTGGCAAGAGATATTACCGTATCATGGAAATTGAAAGAAATGGCCGTTGATGAATTTATTCCATTTATTCAGTCAATGCTGGCTGAAAAGATGGGCGTAGCAGCTGCATATGGTGTGTTTAGTGGCAAAGGCAAAGCGGCATCAGAGTCAAGCGACAAAGACGAACCTAGAGGTATTAAAACCGCCCTGTTGGCACAAACAAATAAACCACAGGTCGTTGAGGTTGAGTCCACAGCAACGCTGACCTATGAAAATATCACCAATATGATTGCGAAGGTTAAAGGTATTTATAAAAAAGGAGCAAAATTTTATGCAACTAGTAACTTTATCTGGGGTACTCTGGCAAATGTAAAGGATACAACAGGCAGACCTTATTTTGTAGCAGATACAACAGCTGGCGGAGTAGGTCGTTTGTTTGGCTTCGTAGTCGAGGAGGACGATTCTGTGGATACATTGTTGTTTGGTAATGCTAACAAGGGATACCACCTTAATATCAATAAGCAAATGACGCTGGATCAGGAAGATCATAAAAAACTACGCACCACGGACTATATCGCCTATGCAATCATGGATGGCGATATTCGCACAGAAAAAGCATTTGCTTACTTGGAATTAAAAAAAGCTTAGCAACAACAGAAACGGCAGAAGTCACCTACATTAAAGGAAGCAATAACCCGGTGACTTTTGTTGTTGCTGAAGGCAATGTTTCTGCCATTAAAAATCACACAGCAACAGTAAATCCAGCAAACTATACTATCGAAAACGGAACAATCAGCTTCACAGTTGAATATCTTGAAACTTTATCAGTAGGTGAAAAGAATTTAACTGTCATCACTGACAAAGGTAATGTACCGCTGAAAATTATTGTGGTGGATACTGAATAATGGATCTGTTGGAAAAAGTAAAGTGTGTTCTGCGGATAAGCTGTGATGATTTTGACGAACCAGACATTAAACCGTTGATGGAGGCGTGCAAACGTGATTTAATTCGTAATGGTATCAAATATGATGATACTGATCCGCTTATCGAACAAGCAGTCAAGACGTATTGCAAAGCGTATTTTGGGAATAACCCAAATTCTGAAAAGTTACAAAAATCATACGACACGCAAGTAGCGTCATTGGCATTATCGAGGAGTGAATATGGAAACAACGATACAATTATTTAACGAAGTTAGTCTATCCTATGATGCGGACGGCAATGCCAATATTGCTGATAGCCGAACTGTTTTTGCTGAAGTATGTTCAATCGGTAGTAATGAATTTTACAAAGCAGCTGTCAACGGCTTAAAGGCATCAAAGATGTTCAGGGTTTTCTTTGCTGATTATCACAACGAAAATATGGTTTTATTTAACCATGAAGTACAAGCCGTTTATAGGACGTATTATGATGAAAAATCAGATAAATACGAACTATATTGTAATGAGGTTTAGCCATGAAAATTGATGTTGATGATTTAAGCAGCTCTGTGATGAGCGAATTAAACAAGTGGTCCGATGATAAAAGTAATAAAATCAATGAGCATGTCAAGAAGCGTGGAAAAGAAATGGTAGAGGCTATAAAAAGTGACGCTCCTAAAAAAACGGGTAAATATGCTAAAGGCTGGAAAGCAAAAGTTACGCTTGGCAAAGACTACGTCAAAATAAAGGGTGCAAATACCACGCGCCCAGAACTTACACACCTTTTGGAGAACGGGCACCGTACTGCTGGTGGTACTAAGATGACGCGTAAATTCCCGCACATCAAAAGAAATGAAGAAAAGTACAATGAACTCTTGTTAGAGGACATAAAGGGGGAATTTGAATGAACCCATTAGAACTAAGCAAGGCATTAGAAACAATCGGATTGCCAGTTGCTTATAACCTATTTAAGCAAAAGCAAACGAAAGACTATTTAATTTACACTTATTCTGCAACCATCAGCGGAAGTGATGAAGGTAGTGAATTGATTGAATACAGTTACACAATCGAACTCTACACAAGGAATAAAGAGGTATCAGTAGAAAACAAGATACTTGATTTGTTGACCGGTGTAGATGTCGAACAATCAGAAACAATTTATTTAGAGAGCGAGAAGCGTTTCCTGACATCCTTCACGTTCTCTTTTTTAATCATAAAGGAGGATTAAAACATGAGCAAACCTAAGAAAAAGGATGTAATACTTGGCAGTGGAAAGCTGTATCACAAAGAATTTACAGGCGTTATACCTGAAAATGAAGAAATTGAAACAGAAGAAAACCTTGTAGGTGCAATTAAAGGTGGTGCCACCGTAACATACACACCAACACTCAACGAAGAAACGAGTGACCTCAACGAAGTAACGGTAGTCATCTTCAACTCTGATGAAGCTATTTTTAAGAGTGGCTTGATGACTTTAATTGGTGATACCTTCAAACTGCTAACTTCGACCGCAAGAGTTTCAGAAAAAGATGGTGTCGAAACGGTGCTGATCGGCGGCGTAGGAAATCACGATGGTAAGACACACCTATTTCATTTTGTTAACAGCAACCCTTTGCGCCCAGTGCGGGCAACTGTGGTAGGTGTTAACCAAAAAGGATTTGAACTAGCGTTTAAGCAAGATGGCGCGACAGTCGTTGATTTAGAGGTAAAAGGTGAAGCGCTTGATGATGCCGGAACTAAAATAAAATTGCAATTAGGCAATAAAGTAGAGGTGGCAGCATAATGGATCGATTTTTTGATTTTACACATAACAACGAGCGGACACTTAAAGTAAAAATCAGTGATAAATATACGCTGCTGTTATTGCCGCCACAACTTAATTTACTTGAAGAATTAGAATCGTTTGATAAAGAAAAAATGAAGATGAGTGACATCAAGCAGCTGGTATTGAAAATTCTAAGAAACAACAAGGGTAAGCGAACAGTGAAAGAAACTGACATTGCGATTTTTTCAATGGACAACTTGTTTGAATTTATTAAATCGTATGTAGAATTTGTTGGTGAGGTAGCCAATGACCCAAACTAAAAATCCCTTATTATCCTACCGATAAGGATAGTGAGGGATATGATATTTCTACACTTAATTTTAAAATTGTCAGCGATTATACTGGACTAAACTTTTTGCAATTATGGGATTTGCGCATTGATGAATTTTTGCTCTACCAGCGTGATGCCTTTATCTATAATCTGGAAAAGACAGAAGCAGGGCAAGAATATTTGGAGAATGCCAAACGGTTAGAAATTGTTGATACAGATTATGAAGCAGTAGAAAGAGCGATAAAGGGAGGTGGTGGCATTGGCGAGTAAGGTTGAAGGTATCACCGTTGTATTGGGTGCTGATACCAACGGTATAACCAAGAGCCTAAAAGACGTTAACAAGGATTTATCCAACACTCAAAGAGAACTGCGTAATGTCCAAAACTTATTAAAACTCGATCCATCAAATACTGAACTTTTAGAGCGTAAGCAAAAGCTATTAGGTGAGCAGGTAGAAACAACAAAATCTAAACTAAATGCACTGACAGATGCACAAAAAAAGATGGTAGCCGAACAGGGCAATGTTGACAGTAAGGAATTCAGAGACCTACAAGATGAAATCGTAAAGACAAAAAGCAAACTTGAAAGCTATGAAAATCAGCTAAAAAACTGTAATGTGACACTTGAGAAGATGGGAGTCCATGTTGAAGCATTCAGCAAAAAGACCGGTGAACTAGGCAATGCCATGTTGCCAGTGACAGCGGCGATGGCCGGCATTGCTGCCGGAAGTATCGCAGCCATGAACGCAGTCGATGAAGGTTTAGACCGTATAATGACTGCGACCGGTGCAACTGGCGAACAAGCAAAACAGCTACAAAATGTCTATGAGAATGTGGCTCAGCAGATACCCGATGACTTTGCTAATATCGGCGGTGCGGTCGGTGAATTAAACACGCGATTAGGATTAAACGGTGATGAACTGGAAAACGCGTCTATACTGGCCTTACAATTTAGTAAAATCAATGGTGTCGATGTAGTCAGCGGTATTCAGTCGGTAACACGAATGATGAAAAATGCCGATATCCCGACTGAGGACTATGGAAAAACCTTAGACATGCTATCAAAGGCAGCGCAGATATCTGGCAAAGATGTTTTATCGCTGGCAGACGGCTATACAAAAAATGGTGCAGCACTCAAAGAATTAGGCTTTGCAAATGATGAAGCTATCGGAATGCTTGCTAAGTGGGAAGTGGAAGGTGTCAATGTCGAGTCAGCTCTTGCCGGCATGAAAAAAGCCGTTGTAAGCTTTACAAATGATGGTAAAGATGCAAAGGCAGAAATCGGTAATGTAGTTAACGAAATCAAATCGTTAGCGGATGCCGGCAATGACGTTGATGCCATATCTTTAGCAATGGAAACATTTGGCAACAAGGCTGGCCCGGAATTAAAAGATGCAATCGCTCAAGGTAAATTTGAGTATCAGGATTTCATTAATGAATTAGTTAACTCTCAAGGCACACTAGAGGGAACTTATGGCATGATAGTTGATGAGGTTGACGATACGCAGCTTGCAATGCAAACGTTTCAGCTTGCGTTGCACGATTTAGGGGAGATTATCGCTAAAACAATCGGACCGATTTTAAAGTCATTAGCAGATAAATTCAAACTGCTCATGGATAGATTTAACAGCATGCCGAAAGGTGCTCAGAAAATCATTATATTAATTGGTGGTATCGTGGCGGCCATCGGCCCCGCATTTATCGCGGTTTCGGGGTTGTCTGGAATGTTTGGCAAGCTGATATCGAATATTACGCCACTTGTTAACAAGCTTTTTCCTAGCCTTGCTGGTGCTATCTCGTTGCCGGCAGCACCGATACTTGCTATCATTGCAGCAATCGGCGCGCTTGTAGCAGCGTTCTTGTATTTGTGGAACACAAACGAAGAGTTCCGAGACAATATCCTTCAGTTATGGGAATTAATAAAACAAAGAATCAGCGAAATTCTCCAGTTCATTCAGGAGAATTTTTCTTTTGTGTTTGATGGTATTAAAGTAATCATCGATACCGCTCTAAAAATAATCATGGATTTAGTTGAGGTGTTCATAGCCTTATTCAGTGGTGACTGGGAAGGCTTGTGGATTGCCTTGCAGCAGCTCGTCGGAGATATAGTGAATGGTATCTGTAACTTGTTTGCTGTAATGTTCGACGGCATTATGGAAATATTCGGGAAGATTGTAGAATGGATCGTCAATAAAATTCAAAATATACTCAATGATATTGTTGGATTTGCATCTGACTTTTTAAATGCCGGTAAAAAGCTTTTTCAAAATGTATGGGAAGGTATGAAGTCAATTTGGAACGATTTAAGCAGTTGGGTATCTGAAAAAGTAAATTGGCTGTTAGATAAGTTGATGTTTTGGCGGTCAGCAAATGATGAGATGGCCGGTGGCTCAGGGTCAAAGAACGGTCGAGATGCTGATGGTAGCCATGCCGCAGGACTATGGAATGTACCGTTTGATGGCTATCGTGCAATCGTACATAAGGGTGAAATGATCGTTCCAGCTAAGCAGGCGGAAGAAATCCGCAACGGATCTGGAAAGGGCGGCATTAGTGTTACTCAAAACATTTACACCGATAAGCTTGATGAAGCCGGCATGGCTCGAAAGACGGCAAGGGAACTTAAGAAACTTGCGTTGGGGGTTTAGAATGTTAAAAAGTGAAAAATTAATTTACACCAATGAGAGAGGGGAATCAGTCGAGATAAGCTGGTTCTCCAACCTCATTTGTAAAAGTTTTACTGATGAATTGTCAGTGACTTATAACACTGTCAAAAATTCAAACCAAGACGGTGAAACACTTGTATCCCAGACGTTTGATACAAGACCGATTAGTGTTGACTGCTTTTATCAAGTCAATTTAAAAACCATCGAATTTGAACGAGAGTTAAAAAGAATATTTAACCCACGCTACACCGGCACTTTAAAGCACATTACAAAAAATTCCGAACGAGAGATAAAAGTAAAACTGGAAACGACACCGGTTATAAAACACAACGGTGGGTATGGCACGGTCATGCTTGATTTTGTGGCGCATGCACCTTTTTGGCAGGATGTACCGCGCACTGAATATCTGGCTTTTGTTGAGGCAACTTTATCTTTTCCAATCACTTTTATTGGTGGCATGAGTTTTGGGTTACGTCGTAACTCACTGGTCAGTAACATTGACAACATCGGCGATGTTGACTGTGGATTTAAAGTAACCTTTAAGGCATCTGGCGGTACCGTCAGCAACCCTTATATCAAAAAGGGTGATAAGTATATCCGCCTTAACTATGAGATGGCAAAAGGTGACTTAATCACTGTTGACATGCTTGGGCAATCACCGGTTATTTATCTAAACGAGCAAAAAGACAGCACTATATTAAAACGTAAGGAAACCGAGTTTTATAACCTTGATGTTGGATTAAATGAAGTTGAATACAATGCAGAAAGGAACGTTACGAACCTTGATGTAATCGTAACGTACAGACCACTTTACTTATGATGTACTTATATAGAAATTTTAAGCTTGTGGAGATTATTGCGGCTTATTTGTCGCTTGAATATGTACTGAAGCATCGCGGTGCCGGCACATTCACGTTAACGCTTAATGATGGTGATGTGGCAAGGTCTTTTTTTCAAAATGACATTTTAATGATTGGTGATGATGCTTTCATTGTTGAAAATATTCATGTATTTAGCGATGATGGTGCTAATACTTATGAGATATCAGGGCTGCATATAAACTCACTGCTTAGCCGCAGAGTAATTAAGGCGGTGACGTTTAAAACAAACGCAAGTTATGAAAGTCAGGTAGAAACACTGCTTAATGATACTTTTATAAATCCGGAAGACATGGACAGAAAGGTTGACGGATTTGTATTTAACGCACAAGGCATAGAAACATCCCCAGCAGTTGAATATACACTGGAGAATATGGAAGTAGCTGAGACGGTCAATACGGCTTTATCAAGGGCAGAATTAGGCTATACGATTGATTATATACCTGAAGAAGAGTTGTACAGCTTTAGACTTATTCAGGGTGAGGATAAGACTGATGATGTAATCTTTTCTGACCGCAACAACAACATCTCCAACAAAGATGTTTATCAACAGCAACAGGACACCAAAAATGTTGGCTACCTTAACAATGATGGCGTGCTAACAAGTAAAGGCGCTGCTGCTGGCATTGAACGACGTGAGTTTATCGTAGAGGGGGCAGACATAACAGTGATTGATGAGCGGCTTGCAGACAGCAAGCCGCTGATAAGTGCCGAGTTTGAGGTTATTGATAATGAACTCTATCAGTATGGCAGGGATTATAAACTTGGTGATGTCGTGACATTTGAAGATTACGAGAGTAATCTGATTGCTCAAAGGCCTTTGTTAGAGGTTTCCTTTTATTGTACTGATACGATAACTAGGACTACTACGTTCGGTGATAGTATTCCGACAATATTTGACAAGCTAAAAAAGAAAGGAAGGTGATGGGATGGAAAAATATTTTCCATTTGATGCACAACTCAATGACGGCGTACCCGATCGGCTCTATTATGCGGATGATTTCGCTAACCACTTCAAACCATTTTTTAGAAATGGAATCTTTGCAAGTCAAGGTGATGGCTTGATGGTTTTATCTCTTGACGAAAACATGTTTATATCGTTAATGGACGGCCGCTCAATCATTGAGGGACACGGATACCAGAACGATAATAAAGATGGTGTAAAGAAAATGCGCATCGCTAACTCAGATATAGCGCAGGATCGCATTGACATAGTGGTAAATCGTTTAAATAAAATCGACCGTATGATTACCACGATTGTCGTTAAAGGGGAGTTGTCAGATGCACCGGTGCCACCTGAAATCGTTAGAAATGATGATTACTATGACTTAAAGCTCGCTGAGGTTTATGTGCGCAGCGGAGTAGATAAGATACAACAAGCGGACATTACCGATTTTAGAGGTGATGAAGAAGCTTGTGGATGGGTTACCGGATTGATTGATAGCATCAATTCAACGGCATTTTTTAAACAATATCAAATAGCTTACGATGCATTTGTGCAGCAAACATATGCTCGCGCTGAGGATCTATTTAATGATATTCGTAATTTACTGGATACAGATCAAGCCACTTACTTATTGGGATTAATCAATGAATTAAAAACATACCCCAAAATTGAACCATATGTTTTGAAAGCTGAAAATTGGGCCGAAACAGAAGACGGATATACTTATACGATTTATGATAGCCGTTATACATATCTTGGGTCATATTGGGAGCTGATTGCTGAGCCAGATATGGATAAAGCTGAACAGAAATTGCTTACAAACGCAAGAATTTCAAGCATTGACGACAAACAAGATGGAAAGATAGTCATTAAAGCTTCAGGTATTAAACCAATAGATGATATTCATATTAGCATAAAGATTGAGAGGTTAAATTATGTTGCAGGGTAAAAATGTATTTGATTTTGAATCAGCTGGATATCCTGGAGATGTCGTTATGAGCTGCGAAGACTTAACGATTGAACATCCTGAATATTTAAAAATTGATGGTGCAACTCTTAAAAGAAGTGACTATCCATCCATTGAAAAAAAGTTTACCAGTCTGTATGTAAAACCAACATACGGAGCAATACGCCTGTGTGAATTAGCGGTCGATCATTACAGTACAGATTATAAAAGTTCGTTGGTAGTTGCTAGTTATAAAAACGATTTAGCTATTATAGGTATAAAGCGAAATGCTAGTTATAATTCTGATATCACTACATATATATCGCATGATGGAGGCTTAACTTTTGAAACTAACACATGTAAAAAGGTAAGTACACAATATGATTATTATGGTAAAACACCGGTTATTATTGGAGATTGCATAATCGTTTTCCATACAAGTACAACAACTTATAACAGCAGCGGTTATGTAGGATACATATGTTCTACTGATGGAGGAAAGACTTGGTCATCCAATAGCATTGATCATCCTAAAAATACTTCATACAGCAAGATGACACTGAAGGCTTTTTCATTCGGTGGTCGATTTATGCTGTATTTTAATTGTGGAACACCTACTTTATTAACAAAAGATCCTACAAACACAGAGCAAAGCATGCGAAACTGGGATGAAATAGATATAAGCACCTTAGCTAACACTTCAGTTATCTCAGAAATTAAGAATGGCAATAAGTTTATGATTGGCGGCATGTTTAATGGAATGTATAGAATATTAAATGATGATTATACCTATGTTGATGGTAACGAAATCGGTTTAACTAGCAGTCATTTTAGTCAAGATAAAATTTTTTATAATGACAATACGCAGGAATACGTTTGTATTAAGACTTCAGCAACTCAAACTGAATGCTATGTTAGTAAAAGTAAAGATTTGTTTAATTGGACGGAAGAAATTATGGAAGCACCAAAAGTTGGAACTGAAAGTTCGGACTATGGGTATTACTTCGATAGAATTCATGGTTCACATTTGTTCCAGAATACTAAACAAGGAGGTAATGTGCTATGTCGTGATTTTAATAATTATTCTAAAGTAGGAGCGATTGGATCAGGTGGTTCATTTAATTTTGGCATATATTATGAGCCAGAAACAAATCTGCCATATTTTATTTATTTAGATTCTGCGTCGTATGATACGAAAATTGAGTACAGAGTTAACAAAATATATCTTTATGATGTTGAACAGTATTTCACACTTCCTTCATGTAAAAAAATTGATTCTATAATCGGAGGAGGCAGTTATACAGAAGCCCAATATCCATTCATCCGCACAGAATAGGAGGAAACATGATCTATATATCAGAAGTAAACGGAATTGCAATGTTTACGGCATATCAACCAAATGGTGATTATTTTATGATCGATCGATATCCGGATTGCCCGTATCAGCATGATTCAAACCATATTGTAACGTGGAAGTGTGACATAAAAAATAAAAAATTATGGTATGAGGTCGAAGTTATTCAGCAGCCAACGCAACTTGACCGAATAGAAGAAATGGTGATCGAAACGAATATCGAAGTACAGTATTTGTCAGCCTTGCAGGAGCTTGGCGTATAATGGGAAAGGAGAAAATATCACAGAATGATTAAAAACAGTTTAAATATTTCGGGGGGGGGGTATAATAGTACATCATTAATTAGTGATTTTGTATCCCCGTGGTATCTATTGGCACAAGCTGGCAATCTGCGTCCATTCAGAAACTTGAATGATGAAACAGTCGTTGAACCATACAATGACAGTTTACGCAACTATATTTACACAGATAATTATTTAATAGTCTTGGGTCAAAGTTCCGATTCAACAACAATTTATATAACTATTTATGATCTGAAAACTTGGGAAAACATTTTACCTAAAAAGATATTATCAGGTTATTCAGTTAAAGGATATTTAGGATCAAGTATTATTGCTGCAATGACATATAAAGATGAGATTTATATGATAAATAACGACAGCACATCTTTGCTGCACATATATGTTGATTTAACTCAATCCGATAAATACACGTTAGAGACGGTAGCCATGCCAAGAAAAATCACGGCGTATATGCCTGTGTGCATGCTTGGTAATGTTGCATATATGTTTGGTGCTAGGACTGATAGCGGAACATCAAGCAGCGCCAATACGACATATACGAGCATCATGAAATTTGATGCAGCGACAAAGTCAACGACTGTATTAGGCATAAGCACGGGTGATATGGGGTTTAATGCAGGCGGTCAAAATTCGAGCAATAATCAAACTGAATCTGGCGTATATGGATGCTTTCCATACAGCGAAACCGAAATCATGATATTTGGAAAAAATGCAGACGCCGGAATAAAGAATACTCGGATGGTTTTATATAATACTTCAACGGGAGTATATAAAAATGTTTCAAGCGATGAAGACTATCGATATTTAACTAAATTAAGCATGCTGAATACCATATTCAACAGCTCAAATACATCTATACGTTCAGCTAATAGAGTGGTGGCTAGTGATGGCTTGGTTATGTACGAAACTAGTAATTCCATTGCAATATCATCGGAAGGCAGCACTAATACTAAATGGTATCTCGATACGAAACGAGGAGCTTATATTTATCTAAAAGAAAAAATCATTGTTGACACTAATGAGAAAAAGATATACAGTACGTGGCTGCCTGAAATCACTGCATCGCTTATTTATATTAATGGTACATACAGCAACACGCTAACCGGTTTTTCTTATCAATGGAAAAATGTTGACGGCAACTTAATTCAATTTCCGGAAGGTCAGTCATCGAATGGCATCGATTTACGAGCAGCTTGTGTCTATTCTTTGAATCGGAAAATGGTTAAAGCATTTTCTCTCGATACAACGGATCTGCGACTAAGAGCAGCTGGCGCATTTATGATCGATATGGTTGTAGTTGTTAAGAAAGGTGCTCAAGTTAAACCTTTTTCAGAATTTCCATCACCAATGCAAGTACGATTCGTGCGTCCGTCAAATCTTAGTATCATTGACATCGAACCTGACGGTGAAGGTTATTATGAAGTGCCGGAAGAATGTTATATGTATATGGCAATCGAAAATACTAGACCTCCGAAACCTTCAACTTATCCGCTAGACGGTTATCCGTATGCTAGTGAGCAGCCATTTAAAATTTTGGTACGATAAGGAGGTGCTTAAAATGTTAGAAAAATTAGATGGTTATGATGTAACGGCAGCTGAGCTGGATAAATTTATTGCTGGATTGACGGTGCCAGCATTTGATGTAGAGGTAATAAAAATAGAAAATATATACGAAGTGTACTGTAATGGTACACTTTTATATTTTTCGGAACTAGAAATTTTCGTAAATGAAGAGCGGCAACGGCTTGAGGATAACTGGCTAATTGAGCAGGCACAGATCCATTTTGCGGATAAAAAGATTGTGCCGGCATCCGGACCTGAGCCTTTACCGGAATTAACTGACAGGGAATTGTTAAACGAAACTCATGAATTGATTTTAGAATCGAATATCAACAGCGAATATATTGCGAGCCTCATCGAATTAGGCATATAACATATAAAGAAAGGAAAATAGAAAAAATGACAACGTATGAATTATTAGAAAGAACAATTAACAATAAAAAATCATCTGGTACGCTTACATCTACATATATCGCTAGTGTAAAGAAAAAGATGGATGTGTTTTTAGTAGCAGACCGTTTATCTGAAGACGAATATAACGCATTGCTGCAACTGATGGAGTAACAAAAAACGCGCTAGATATCGGTTTTCAACTGGCGATGATATAATTTTTCCATCGAGGACAAATTCCTCGAAAGGAGAAAAAAACAAATGAAACAATTAGATATTAATTATTTAAGCTTTGTTGCAATAGGAGTTTTTGAGACAATTGCAAGGAGCGAAACTTATCAATTGAAGGCGATTACGCCGAAAACAGTTTTTAATCAATGGAGGCATAGCAAAAATATAAATTACTCCAGTGATTATAGCAAGTCAATTGAAATCGGTATTGGAATGCTATCGTTCATCTCTTTATTTTCATTTTTAGCTATGGTCATAGATAACAAAGTATCAAGCGCAGCATTTGTTAAAGGCTATATTATGGCTATGCACTTTATGTTATTCTATGATAATAATTATTGGCTTAGAGAGATGCTTAACGATCTGACAAAATTAAAGGAGGTAAGATGTTTGGATATAAAATTGTAAAAGAAAAGGTAAAGCGCGATCCATTGCGCTTCAGCAAAAAAATCATGTATATTAGTTTTGCATTTCTGACGCTGTATGTCGCAGCGTCTTTTTTATTGGCTTACAGATCTATGACAACATTGGATAGCCAACTGACTATTTGTGTATTTGCCTTTTGGGGTACCGAGTGTTTTTCTAACGCATGGATCAAAGTAACAGAATTAAAACACAAAGAAAGTGAGGAAAAGAAAGATGGAATGGTTAATGAATAATTGGTTTATGTTAGTTGCACTTGTAGCGGTACTGGCAGTATGCTTCATGGCTGCCAAAAAGTGGCTAGGCAAGCCAACGGCTGAACAAATTGCCAACATTAAGGAATGGCTACTGCTGGCAGTCACAGAGGCAGAGAAACAGCTAGGAGGTGGCACCGGACAGCTTAAGTTAAGGTATGTTTATGATTGGGCCGTTGAGCGATTTGCTTGGGTTGCTGTTATTCCTTTTGGTACATTTGCTGAGTGGGTTGATGAAGCACTGCAAGAAATGAAAAAGCAGCTGGCTATTAACGCATCAGTGAAAGCATACATCGAGGAATAAATACATGAAAGACTTTTTAATGACAACGTACACGATTGTGCTACCGATCCTGATGGGTTATGTGGTTTGGTTACTAAAGGATCAAAAAAAGACACGAGATGCCAATAGCGCTGGTACTCTTTGTCTTTTGAGGGATAAGCTTATGTTTTATCATGATAAATATACGGATAAGGGCATGATACCACCTTATGCGTTGGAAAATTGGGAAAAGATGTATAAGGCTTATCGCGATTTGGGCGGCAATGGAATGATTGTTGGCATGGATTCAGAAGTTAGAAGACTGCCGTTGGAGCATTAAGTATGGAAAAGCTAATGTTTCCGATGCGAACGATAAACATCACTCAGGGAGTGAATGGTCAATACAGCCATCAAGGTACATACGCTATTGACATTGCCGGCAAGGATACAGGAATCGACGATGTATACGCTCCATGTACGATGATTTGTAGGTATAAAGACGTACCTGCTAATGGTAACGCTTGCTTCTTTGAAAGTACAGAAAAGGTGCAATTTGCAGACGGAACGATTGATTATGCGACGATGATGTTTATACATTGCAATGATGTATCTCATCTTCATTTAGGCCAAATAATCAAACAAGGCGAGGTATTTTACCGAGAAGGCACTGCAGGGCAAGCTACTGGTAACCACTGCCACATCGAGGTTGCAAAAGGACAATATACCAAGCTATATATAAAGAACGCACAAGGGCGGTTTATGCTGCCACAGAGCGTTCATCCGGCTTCAGCCTTTTTCATTGACGGCTGCACAGTTAAAAATGGTGATGGATATGTATGGAAAAAGACAACTGACAAGATCACGAACTGGATAAGCTGCGGTGATGCTAAGTGGCAATACCGCAAAGATGGAAAACTGATTAAAAATGACATGATTTGGGATAGCGAGTATGGCGCATGGTATGCGTTCGATAAAGACGGATATATGATCCGATCGGCTTTGTTTCAGTATCAGGGTAAATTCGTGTGGCTTGAAGAGTCGGGTAAAATGCTGAAAAACGGGGAACTAAAGTTAAAAGCAGATAATTCAGGTTATTTAAATAAGGCATAAAAATAGGCTTACTCTCAATTAAGAGGGTAAGCCATTTTTTATTTGTCTTTAGATGGTATATACTCTAATAAATCAGTGATATCACATTCCAATACTGCGCATATTCTTGCCACGGTTTCCAGATCAACTCTACTTACCGTGTTATTACAATAATTTTTTACTTGTGACCGCTGCATCTGCGCTAAATTGCAAAACTTGTTTTTACTCATGCCTGATTTATCTAGCAATTCGCCCAAATGTATTTTAACTACTCCAAAATCATTTATCATGTTTATCACCTTTACTATTTACAATAATTGTATCCGTGATATAGTTATTTTATAAGCTATATTGCAATATAGGTATTACGATATAGTCCTGAATAAATAATTTACCAGGGAGGGTGAGAAATGCGTAAAATTAAAAGGTTCGCCGATGTGAATCAGGCGGCGAAAGTTAGGAGATTAAACCAAATAATGAGGTTAGTGACAGTTCCTGATAAGGTCAACATGATTTATAATTATTACAATAAAAACAGCAAAGATGAGCAGTTATTATATTTAATGCGGGAAATTATACTTAAATCAATTGAATTACCAGCTAATTTAAAAGACATGCTTGTATAGCATTAGTGTCATTCGACAAAGTTTAATGACTCTTGATGCTATACTTGAACAAGCAAAGGGGAAAACATTATGAATGAAATAAAAACTGTGGATTTTTTGGAAAATTGCGAAAAGGATTTAATAAATCAGTTGTGCTTTAAGTGTCCTGAATTATCAATGGTGCAGATTGATACTATTCTCGAAATTTTCAGGGCTGAGATTGATAAGCAGCTGCAGTCTGGTAAATAA